ATCTTCTTGATAAAATGCTCATGGGTCCAGTCTTCAAGAAAACCTATTCTCGTGGCGCAAATAAAATTGGGCTGAAGTGGGTTGATGGTGGTGCGTGGCGGTTCGTTGAGGTTATGGGCATGGATAACTCAAACAACGGAGCGTTTATGGGTGATTGGTCGAAGTTTGACCATTCGCTCAAGGCCTCTGTCATGCTCTTATGCTTCTTCTTGCCGGTTCTTCATTATACCCGTGAAAAGAGCGATATGGGCAATGCCATACTGTCTATATACCGCTGGTGCTGTGAGAATTCCGTGTGTAAGATACTTAAGTGGTTTGGCGAGGAGTGGCGTATGGTTCTCGGCATGATGTTTTCTGGTGAGATTGGCACGTCTTGGGTCGATTCTATATTTGCCGAGATTTTCATGGAGTGTTTCGATATCTATCTCTATGAAAAGGTCAAGAAAAATCGTAAGAAAAACCCTCTATGGGGTGAGACCGTGGCAAAAAAGCTCCTAACGGAGTGGCGTCGTAATGCCATATATGGCGATGATTTTATTAGTGTCATGTCTCGGTATTATATGTCTATCGCATTGCCGGGTAAGAGTATGGCTATGTTCAAGCGTTATGCACTTAAGTATTGGGATTTGAATCTTAAAATAGCTGAGTCCTATATATGCCACCCCGATGATGTCAGGCCAAATATGGACCTGCCCTGTTGTTTTACCCAACTTAATGTGTTTTTTCGAAATGGGTCTTATCGTGAGCGTATTGCGTATCGCGGCGCCAAATTGTTGAAACGCTATTTCGTTGTCGATGAGGTTCCCAATGGTAATGGCAACGTGGTTACTGTCATGCCGTGGCGCCCTACACGTGACTTTATAGTTCGATCTGCGCGTGTGGCCGGTGACAATGAGAGTTTGCTCACCCATATATATAGACTGCGGGCTCTCATGTTGGACACTTATGGTGCCAATAGGGAAGCGTATGCTCATCTCGCCAGGTGTGAGGCTAGAGCTGTCGAGCAATATGAGAGAGAAAAGGGTTATCGTGAATTCAAGGACAACATGAATTTTGATACTGGTTTGCTGTGGCGCATAAAGCAGTTTGGTGGCACTTCTGCTCTCGTTGGACGTCCCCGATCTCTTGATTGGCTCAGGTCTCGTAATAGGGTGTCTGAGGATGTTTACCAGTGGCGGAAACGAGTTATGGCCATGCGTCCTACTAGCTCGTATGGTTTATTGCTTAATAAGGGTTTTGGCAATGTGTGGGTCAGTTAATGGGTGCCCTTCAATAAGGCGTGACGTGGTAACACGTCGTTTTAACGG